ATAAACCCCCTACCTTATTAGATGCTTCTGTAGAGAGTGGGTTAGTGGTAGAACTCCCAGGACCACCAGCAATAGGAGCAATGGCAGCAGGTTTAGGATTCATAGGAATACCTTGAGAACCTAAATCAATACCGGGTTTAGGATTCCAGCTAGCTTGTTCCGCAGCCCTTTGTCTAGCTTCCATAGCACGTTGTTGATAAACAGCGGCAGCAGCCTTATCATTAGCAGAGATTGCTAGGTGGTAAGCCTCTTCAAGAATCTCAGCCTTTTCTACAGGAGTTTTAGCTCGCATTAATCTATCTCCCACAGAAACAGCAGTTTTGTTTCTATCATACTTACCAGCGTCAATATCCATCTGCCTCAAAGACCTCTGACCAGCAGTTTGCGCGCCAATTTCTTTAAGTTTATATCCGTGATCTATTTTTGCAGCTTCTGCTTTAAGCCTATCTGCCTCACGCATTGTGCGAACAGCCTGAGATAATTCCCATGCTTTACCCGCCCTAGCCCTAGCAACAGGGTCCTCACTCATTAACTCAGTCTTAATCTTATTCTCAATAATTAAGAGTTCAGAATCAGACTTGGTTTTAGCATACTCGGCTATCTTAGCTTGTATTGCTTGTGAGAAAGTAGCTTTAGTCATCTCATTTTTAAGACGACCTTCTTCATTGGTATTCTCTAATCCAATATTAGTAAGGCTATGTTTACGAACGCGTTCAGGAAGAGTTTGTGTATCATACTGATTCGCTAGAGTCTTACTTTCAAGATTAGCTCTCTCCTGTTCTAGCTTTTGTTGTTGGAAGAGCTTTGCAAGATCAGCTTGTTCCCAAGCCATACCCTGAACAGCAGGATTCATCTCTAGGATTTTACCGTAGTCTAAGTAGTTAGGCATTTCCATAATCAATCCTTATTCATATGAAGGTAACAGCCACTCATCATCGCCAGCACGACTATCCCCATAACCTTCAAATGTAGGTTGAGCATACACATTATTACTAGGACCACCTTGACTGTATTGTGTTTCTAGATCAACCATGTTGTTATTAGATTGTCCACCACCAAACAACCCACTCAGACTTGGTAAGGCTTTAAGTCCAATACCAAGCATACTATTCATTCTAGCTCTGCGCTGCTGTTCAGCATTCATACGCATATTGGCAGCACTTGTATTAGCATTCATAATACCTGGAGCAGACTCAGCTTGGAGTTTAGCTAACATAGCAGCCAATTCTACTTCCCTAGGCCCATACTGGCTTCTACGACCAGCAGCAGCATCTCTACGTTCAATATTCTGACGCATAGCTTGTGCAGTAGCACTATTAGGCCCAAATAGATCAGAAAGTCCACCAAGGCTACCTGCCTGTTTCATAACATCACCTTGGCTCTTCATTCCACGATAATCAGAGTATATTCCAGCTAAGCTAGGTAAGAGTGTTTCCCAATCTGGCCCATTACCACCACCAGAGTTTCCAAACATACCACCTGAATTCATATTAGTACCTCCGGTACTTGTTGTGTTATTACTTCTACCGGCACCACTAAATGCATTAGCTATTTGTCCACCAGCCCATCCACCAAGAGTGGAACCACCAGGAATACCAGTTTGACCTCCAACATAAGCTCCTAGACCACCAGCAATAGAACCTATAGGTGATTTACCTTGAGCCATATCAATAGCTGCTCTACCAGCGATAGTAGGGCCAGCACCTAGTCCTGCCATACCTAATGCACCCCTAGCTACATCATATCCGTTTTTAGCTTGAGTGAGTCCATAAAGGCCATTTAGAATACCAAAAGTAGGATTAGCGGCACTAAGAAGCCCTCTAGCAAATTTACCATACCTACTATTGAACATATCACTCAGAGAAAATCCACTACCGGGGCCTACTGGAAAACCATTAGGAGAAGCATTAGGATTAAAAGCACCTGCTAATCCCAGACCAGAACCAGGGTCTTCCGGCCCAAAATTATCAAAATTAAACTCAGGAGAATCATCTGGTATACCCCAAGTATAAGGACTCTCTAAATCAGTAGACTCTGTATAGTTATCTTCAGGACCACCAGGAACTGCACCACTATTATTTGGATCAACACTATCTGTAGCAAGAATACCATCACCGAAGCTCATATTTTTTCCTTTATATTACCTGATAGGTAAATGTAAAATATAGTGGTCTGTTAGCTAAATCCACAGCTATATATTCTAAAGAGGCCCTATCATTAGTAGTATCTGCATAAAGAGCAGCACCCATACCTGCAACTGTAGTACAAAAGGCTACCCCTGCACAATCTTCCACTGCTCCAAAATTACTAGTTATTGGTATAGTAATTCCTAATACCACTTGTCCTGCGGCTGTTGGGTCTACATCTACCCGACCACTAACAGTAACAGTATTACCTATCCTCATATATTGAGCTTGATAAGAAGTAGAAGCTGCTACATTGGTTGTGTTTGTTAATGTAGGTGTATATGTTCCAGAAGTACTATTACTAATAGCGGTATATTCTGCATTAGTAAGATGATAATACTGTCCTGATGTACCCCCTTGAAGTCCTGTTAAAGTGTTATGTGAACTAAGTTCATCATTAACAAGTGAACGGAGGCGCTCATATATAGAGTTCCAAACACTGCTAGTAAGAGGAGTGTCTACAGGAATCGGAGGAAGTTTATTCATTACTTCTGTCCTAAATTATAATCAATTTCTAACATTGACATACGTAGAGGATAATTATCCGTGTATGTTAATTTAAAGGCACGTTCTCTAGATAACCCTAAACGATAAAACCCTGGGAAAGCAACAGAGAGGTCTATTGATCTAGGAGTACTAAAAGTCTGGTAGTCATCATCTGTCCATGACACATCTATATTAGATGATGCACTCGGCTTGTTAGCATGGATTATAATTCTAGAAAACATCTTAACTCTTAATGTGTCAAACTTTTCTTTATCTGTCTGCATGGTTACAGTAAAGTTAGTCCCTGCATCTTGGTATATATCAGCATCAAAATAGTGTAAAGTAGCAGAACCAGACTGTACAAACAGACTATTATTTTCTTGTCCACTAATAGGAATAGTTACAGCTAGTATAATTGGCATAGTAGATGTAGCTTTAAAAGCTAACCTTGTCCATAATTCTGTGGTAGCATCTAACATATATGTAACAGTACCAACTGTCATTACATAAAAGTATCTACCACCCATAGATACAACTGCTCCTAAGAAGGAACTATAGGGCATCATATATCTACGAATAGACTCTTGGGATTCTGTGGCTGATCTAATCTTGAGGTCTTCCATAATATATACATCAGGAGAAGTATTCTTAGACTGCCCTACAAAATATAATTTATTGTTATATTCAGCCAATCCACCTAAGTATCCAATTAGTTTAATTGGAGTATCATATCTTTGTAGTGGACTTCCAGAAGCATTAGCAGCATCCCAAAAGTACTCAATAGTAGTAGTACCAAATACTACTATATAGTTATTGAGACGGGCTAGTCTAACTGCTAAATCCGGCGTTGATTCAGCGGTAATAAAGTCTCCAGCAGTATACGCTAATGGATCATCTAGATTACTATTGTAAATATCTGTGCTATTTAATTTAAGAATAAACAAGTAGCCATCTAAATATACAATATGTGGGCTAATGGTAGTAGGTTGATCTACGTCAGCCCCCGTTACAACTGTATTGCCACTATCAATAGTAATAATCTTAGTTCCATCACAGGCAACTAATTTAACAGCAGTACTTGTATATTCAAATTCAGTAAAGCCAACATCACCAGTAGTACTAACCCAAGGAGTTAGAGTGGTAACTAATACACCAGTACTGGCGGTGATCACAGCTATTTTATCATCATAAGCTACAAATAACTTATTTTGATCTTTCCAATAATGCATACCACGAATGGTAGCTGAAGGGATGGTATAAGCATAAGCTACCGTACCATCCCTCTTAACTACTTCGTCATCTTTATCACCCACCCTTTTATTATCTTGCATATCAAAATAACAATTGATAGGGATAATATCCTTAGTCCCGGCCTTATCTCTATTCTTGATTTGTTGAACAAGATTTACATACTTAGTTTGGTCGGTATTTTCAGCAGGTGTCTTAGTGAATGCCATTACCTACCTCTACTATCAGGAGAGAAAAAGATAGAGGTTTCCTCAGAACCAATCGACAATGCTGTAGCAAGATGTTTCTCAGCTTGTTTTTCAAGCCAAGCTTTATTTTGAATTGGAAGTCCATACTCATCAGAGAGATTCAAAGCTAGATGATATATAATTGCATTACCCCATTCTTGAGGAAAGTCTGGAGTATTACCAGCAGCAGTAAACACACTCACAGGTGCTTGATATACAAGTGTAACAATAGCACCATTGGTAACTTCTGTGGCTGTGGGCGTAGGCCACACAGTTAGTAATCCAGAGTTAATTAAAGGCTTATATTTAATCGCCACCACCTGTCCAGTTGAACTAGAGGGGAGGATATTAAAGTCTATTTCAGACTTAATATCTAACTCACGTTGATCAATACTAGATTCATCATATAATGCTTGATGAATTTTTAAAGGATAAGGTACATTAACAGTCTGACCTACACCTATAGTATAAGCAGAAGTAGCAGCAACTAGGGTGACAGGAGTACTAGTACGCTTCCATAGAGCCATTCCTAGAGTTTGAAACTCAGCGATTACTTGATTCAGAGCAATTGTAGCATCTACTATTTGAG